AACGTTAAATAATGCTACTAAAACTGTGCCCATTGTTGTAATTAATGCAACAATGATTGCAGAAAAAGCAGTGCTGTCCATCACTCACCAAGAATCATATTAGCAATATCTTCAACTGACTTTTCAAAGTCACCATACTCTGCTGCATGGTCTTGAAGGATGCTAACCAAGTCGGCTTTCTTCACCGGATCTAGAGGAACTTGAGTTGGTGCGGGAGGTGCGGGGTCAGGCCCATCCGTTGATGTGCCTCTTGCACCACCAGCGCTAGGTGCTGGCTTATTTTCCGGTTCAAGCGGAACTCGAACCATAGCCTTTTCAAGCTCTTCAATCTGACGCTGATGCCATGCGGAAGCTTCTTCATGCTGCTTCTTCATGTTGTCATTCCAAGCCTTCATTTGTTCATGCTGAGACTTCATCATCTCAACATTGTCATAGGGTAGATTAATGATCATTTTTTATCTCCTTATTACTTCTTACTGCTTCTGGGGTGACCCTTCGGCAAAAGATCGTTATCTGTAGTATATTTTGAGTTTGACGGTCTGCCATTTCTAAGCAGATAGAGGTAAGCGTTGACTCTTGCCATTGCCCATTGTCCTCTTGTCATACCCGGACGATGTGAAGTTGAGAAAGCCCCAGCCCCACGCCGATACACTGCCTTTAGTGCAGACAGTGTAGCACGCTTAGATGCAGCATCATGCTTTTTATTATGATTCTCCATCTTAGTCTTAAGCGATCTAGTTACGGCATCTGAAAAAGTCACTGAAGATCCAGACTCAGCAGAACCTCTGCGGTTCCTACTAGATCCTGTTCTTCTTTCAGATGGCTTAGCCGGTGTTTTGCTTGGATCTTTTCTTTTACCAAAGTCATCATCGTCACCATCGTCAGCGGATTCATCAACATATCCTTTCGGAATGACTGCTAAACGACAGTAACCACCGGGTTCAATTGGTGCAGAAATAATTCTGCAAACCTTTTCTGATTCATGCAAAGCGCAGTTGGAGCACTTAACACCAATTTCTCTATTGTCATTTTCTTCTGCGGGAGTGTATCCTACCCAAACACCTTCGTCATCTGTATCAAACTTCCCGTACTTTTGCGTAATCGCAATTAAAGCATTGGCAAACATTCTTTCTTCTGGATCAAGCATCTCAAGAAAATCTTTACCGTGACCTTCTTCTTCTTGATCATCCGGTGGTCCATGCATTTCATCATCGTGCATTTCTTTAACAATATCCACCAAAAACTCAAAGTTGTTTGAAGGGTCCGGCAAGAACTCTTCATAGCAAGATACTTCTTCCGCAAGAAGAATATCATTTAAAAAGTCGTACTCATCATCTCCATACGACTTACCTGTGAAACCTGAAGCATAGGCTGCACGCTCTTGCTCTCGAGCTTTATTCCTAGCCCGACGCATACCGGGAGTATCCCCTTCTGTGTAGGTGTAGCATTTGCCTGAGTCTCCAAATCTAAATCCGGGCTTTCCGCCCTCTGAGCACCGTTCAACTGGCATAGTGTTACCATTTTACCAGATTATTGATAAATAGTATACAAATCATCACGACTCCATCTCTGAACAGGAATTTTTACGTCGCCGTAATACCAATATGCTTCTTCTGAAGAGTAATATATGCGGGCATAAGCCTGCATTGCGCCTTCATCGTAAACCGGACAGTGCGGATTTGGATCTAAATACAAGGCTTTAAAATGATAAGGATCATTTTCATAGTGAATTGCATTTACAAGTTTTAATTCTGAATTACAGTAAGGACATCTTTTTTCTGGATACGGAAAGTCCTTAATCACTTTCCCCATAATCATCTTCGTCTAAGTCCTCCTCGTCTTCTTGATCATACAGTATAGCATCATCTCTAAGACTACCGATACGGCTTTGAAGCATCATTGCAATTAACTCATCAAGTCGGGTCTGAGCAATTTCAATACCATCCATAAGACAATTTACTTCATCTAGTTTAATAAAGTAATCGTCAGACGGTGCTACAAGGCTGTACGCTGGCACGAAGCCATCTTCGAAGGGGATTGCTTTAATTAAAAGAGCAATGCTTTCAATGTCTTCAATGCTGCTGTCTCCATCATAGGGAACAATTCTCATTAAATAGCCTCGCGGTTGTTTGCTTCAAAGCAATTCATTGTTTCAGGAACATACGGATAGATTACATTTTCAATAACTTCTGCATATTGACGAATTTCCTTTTGAGCGTTTTCTTCGTTTCTTAATGATAAGAAGTTTAACAAACTCCTAAGATTGACGGTCCAAATAAACTCTGTATATTGTCCTACTGGCAATACAGATCTTGCAACTTCTTTTGCAATTCCACTTTCAATCATGTTATAGTAAGCAGACTCTGCTTCTTTGTAAACTTTTTCAAGAGAGTCAGTTACAAAGTCAAATACTGCAACATCTTCAATTTGTTCAAAAGTATAACTGCCCGGTTTACCAACTTGTTTTCTAATTGCTTCTTGAGTTGGGTAAAAGAAATCAATTTTTTCTGGCACATAGTATCGCATACTCATTTCATTAAATGAAGACCATCTATGTCTAAACCACTCTCTTGCAACAAAAATAGGGCACTTAATGTAAAACTTAAAAGTTACATGCTCAAACGGTGTTGCGTGCTTATTTTTAATAAGAAAGTTAATTAATCCTTTCGCTCTGTCATCCATTTCTGTTTGGTAAGATGCAAAGCTAACTCTAGCTGAGTTAACAACATCAACGTCAGATCCAAAATGGTCTAACAATTTTACTGAGCCTGCATTTAAAACTTCGATTTCTGTTCCCTTTGCCATACGAAGGGATAGTAACACAGTGACATCGGCACCGCTCGGGTTTGCTTAAAAATATTTTCGGCAGATGCGACACATTACCGTCACAGTGTGCTAGTGTCACTTATACTGCGTTAGCAAACGTAGTTAGAGGTTACACAGTATCCATTTATCTGACTTGGTGATAACATATAACTATGCAAATTATTGCAATTGTAGAATCAGATGACTGCGGACCAGCAGCCATCTTAGATAGCGACTTCATTTCAATTATGAAGTGTGACGGGTTTTACTTAGGCGCAACACGTTGCGTTTTTAGAGGGACACCTGTTACATGTGAACTTTCTGAGGAAGACGCAAATAAATTAATTCGTAAAGGTGTTAACTGCATAGAGATTGAGAGTTATACTAAGTAGTTGGTCTTATGAAGAAAATTAGCTGGTTCACTCCGAGCAGCACTGATGAGTCTGGCGACCGGTGGTACAGTCAGGGTTATTCAAATGCTGCTTTAAATACTATTCGTGCTTTGCAAGACAAGAATGTTGGGGTTTTCTACAACCGTAGGAGTATTCCTTTTCATGTCAATTTCTGTCAGCCTATGTATTATCAGACTAACAGGTCTTATACTGTAGGCTACACTCCTTGGGAAAGCACTAAGGTACCAGATAGTTGGAGACTGCCCATGTCTGAGTGTGATGAAATTTGGGCTACTTCAGAGTTTGTAAAGCAAGTTTATGAAAAGAACAACTTGCATTATAACATTAAAGTTATACCTCATGGGATTTCTGATGAGTATGAAATTCTTGACAGAGAGGTTACAGACAAGTTTAACTTTTTGCACATTGGTGGTGATTCAAAAAGAAAGAATGTGCAAATGGTTGTTGACGCATTCTTAGAACTGTATGATGGCAATACTGATTATCAGTTAGTTTTAAAATATAATGGATTTTGTGATGCAGATGTTTATCTAAATGGTCAGATTGTTCCTGCTCACAGGCATCCTCAAATTTATAGTTTACCTCAGTCTTTTACTACTTCTGATATGGTTGCTTTATATCATAAGTGTCATTGTCTTGTTTATCCTAGCAGTGGTGAAGGTTTTGGTATGATTCCGTTTGAGGCTATTGCTACTGGTATGCCTAGCATTGTTACTAATTTAACGGGGACTGCTGATTTTGCTAAGTATTCTATACCCTTAGATGCTGAGTGGGGCGAAGCTCCTTGGCAAAGCCATCAGTATGATTGTGATGCTGGTGAGTGGGCAATCCCAAGTTATGATGGTTTGTGTGATTTAATGACTCATGTTGTGAACGAGTATGACGATTTCAAAAAATATACTCTCCAATCCGCAAGAATTCTTCACCAAGAGCAGTCGTGGTCGGCTGTCGCTGATATGATCATCGAACGGTTAGAAGAATTTGAAAATAGTTTCTAATCATCCCTAGTACCTTTTCTTTATTTCAAACGTTTCCATTGGTACTATTGTTCTTTATCACTATTTAGGAGGTTATATGGAAAATATTATTACACCAGAGTTTGTGTCCGCTTATGTGGACAAGACCCCACCTTGGGGTTTTAATGGTATGGGTGAGATTGTTTATCGCCGTACCTACTCGCGAGACATTGAGGCTCTGGGAAGAAAAGAGTATTGGTTTGAAACAATTGCTAGAGCAATTAATGGCGCTCAAGACATTGGTGCTGGATACACCAAAGAAGAAGCAGAGCGTCTTTTTGATTACATCTTTAATCTAAAGGGCATTTTTGCTGGTCGTGCCCTGTGGCAGTTAGGAACTCCGCTGGTTCAGAAGATGAGCGGTGTGTCTTTGGTTAACTGCTGGATGACAACTATTTCTAAAGTTGAAGACTTCCAGTTTTTGATGGATCACCTTATGGTTGGCGGTGGTGTTGGTTTCTCGGTTGAGCGTGCCATTGTGCATGATTTACCTAAAGTTAAGTCTGTGGATAAGATTGTTCATGAAAGGACTAATGATGCTGATTTTATTGTGCCTGATTCTAGACAAGGATGGTCGGCGCTTCTTGGGAAGGTGCTTGATAGCTACTTCCATAGTGGTGCCTCTTTTTCTTATAGTACCGTTTTGATTCGTGGTTTTGGTGCTCCTCTTAAGACTTTTGGTGGGACTGCTTCTGGTCCTGAAGTTTTGATTGAAGGTATCGAAGAGATTTGTAAGATTCTTGATAGGCGTGCTGGTAAGAAGATTCGCTCAGTAGATGCTTTAGATATTTGTAATATTATTGGTAAGATTGTGGTTGCGGGTTCTGCTCGTCGTTCTGCGCAGATTGCTATTGGTGATCCTGACGATTTCTTGTATTTGCGTGCAAAGAATTGGTCTAAGGGTGACATCCCTGCATGGCGTGGTAATTCTAACAACTCAATTTTTGCTGATTCGTATGATGAGATTATTGATGAATTTTGGAAGGGGTATGATGGCACAGGTGAACCTTACGGACTTATTAATCGTGAGCTTATTCGTAAGACTGGTCGTACTGGTGAAAAAGTTAATGACAGCAAGGTGATTGGCACTAACCCTTGTGGTGAGATTGGTCTTGAAGACGGAGAGCCTTGTAATCTTGCTGAAATCTTTTTGCCTAATATCGAAAGCAAAGAAGAGTTGATGGACTTGAGTCGTCTTTTGTATAAGACGCAAAAAGCCATTACGACTCTTTCTTATCCTTATGCTAAGTCGCAGGCTGTTATTTCTCGCAATCGTCGTTTGGGTCAAGGTATTACTGGCTGGCTTCAGTCAACTGAAGAGCAGTTGTCTTGGGTTGATGAGTGTTATACACAGTTGCGTGAGTTTGATGCTGAGTGGTCAGAGCATCTTGGTATCAGTAAATCAATCAAGTTGACTACTGTGAAGCCGTCAGGAACTTTGAGTCTTCTTGCTGGCGTTACTCCCGGCATTCATCCTGCTTACTCCAGTTACTACATTCGTAGAGTTCGTATGGGTAGCAATGATCCTCTTGTGAACTATTGCAGAGATCGCGGTTA